CCCAGCCGTAAACCTCGGCTCGTTCCTCACCGTCACCGCAGGTGAGGAGCAGCGCAACAGCGGCGGCAAGCTCGGACTTGCCCTGCTTCTTCGGTATCTCAATGTACGCCGTGTTGAACTGCCGGTAACCGTTCGGTTTCAGCGTTCCGAACAGGTCGCGAATTATCTGCTCCTGCCAGTCGATAAGCTCGAATGGCTTTCCCGCCCATGTGCCTTTGGTGTGGCAGAGGTTCTCAATGAAAGCCACGGCGTAATCAGCGGCGGATTTGTCATATACCGAAGTTTTCAGCTTGAACTTTGTCGGCTTGTACTTTTTCAGCTTTTTTATATCATCACCCCCAGAACGAGGAAAACCGCCCTCGGGCGGCTTTCGCAAGTGTTTAATTGTATTCGTGTATCAGTATCGCAAGCGCCTTTTCGGCTTCGGGGGTCTGGAGTTCAACGTCCTCGCCCCGGTCGTAGTTGTAAACGACCCTGCCGTCCTGCTTTAACATCAGCTTGGAAATCCTGCCGCCGCTGATTCCGTATTCCTCGCTTGGCTCTTCGTAATGCTTTATCCAGTAGCTTACAGAAACCATTCTGCCGTTGCTGTCCTTAACTCCAACCGTACCCTGTGTCCACATATTCTCGTCCTCCGTATTTGTGTATTTTCCTTTCGGTGACTGTATATTAACTCTAAAGCCGCATTATATCAAGCGGTTTTCGGATAATAATGTACACAAATATCAGCGGTCAGAACTGTGTGTTTTATTGTGAATGATACTGATAATCTTTTCCTGCTCGTCAGCGGAAACACCTATGCTTTCTAAGGCCTCCCGTGTGCCGCAGTCGGGGCAGATTTGCGTGTCGGGGTACTTTCTCGAAAGCGCAGGATACCCGCCGTACTGCGCCCCACAGCGGGGACAGGTGCGAAGTCCTGTTGCGTTATCTGATTTCATTTGCGACCCTCCTGCTGTTGTTCAGCGCTGCGAGAAGAATACTCTCATCGAAGCTGAAATTGCTATAGCCCTCAAGGCAAGTCCTAACATACGAACCACTCGGCAAACCCAGTGGACGTTCTTCATGCATAATGTACACGAAAGCCTTTCTGCCCACTGTCTTGCCCGAGAAGTACCTCACGGGCAGTTCCAGTTCGGCTTTGTAGTAGAAAGCCGGAAAGCCCTCATACACATCAAGCCGTTTCTCATCGGCAGGTTCAACCGACCAGACTGCGACAGGAACTTCCGCTCCCGATTTCGGTTCGATCGTGAGGTAAGCACCTGTCTTGCTGCCCTTAAAGAGCAGTTCGTAGTCCTTAATCACCGCAGTCCCCACGGGCTTTGCCGTAGGGCAACGCAGCGCCATTTGCCGTAGGTTCAGATTACTGCCGTAGGAGAGGTAGTACTTTTTCATTTGAAATTCGTCCTTTCCGAAAGGAGGCTTGTATTTTCGGTAGCGTTCTTGCCACCGTTCAGGAATCACCTTTCTACCACCAAAAGCCCCACGCTGTGGGGGAGTTGGGGGCAGGAAGCTAACTCCTGCTTACTGCGGTCTGCCATTTCTGAAAGCCGTATCGCCCTCAAGCCGCTTGGTGTAAAGTTCCCTTGCGGTCTTAAATTCATCACCGATGAAGCCGAGCCGTAAAAGCCATGTTCTCATTGCGTACTTGGGGTTTTCAGTCTGCTGAGGATTTGCGCTTGCAGTTTTGACCTGCTTGGCAAGCTGGCTGAGAGCCAGGCAAAGCTGAATGTAGCTTTTCAGTTGACCTGCGTGAAGTCCGTTCTTCTTGTCACCGCAAGGTGCATCGAATTGGAAAAGTCTAAACTCAATCGTTCCCTTTGTAAAGGTTGCGTGCAGGTTCAGCATATGGTAGCGGCTCTCGTTGTAGTGCGCCGACCTGCCGTAATCCGCGTTCTGACTGCCGTACCAGGTGTCCGCAAGCGCCGCCATGGTTTTCGGCTTTTTGCGGTTGAGTTCCACCAGGAAATCCTTGCTGACCGTACGGCAGTAGCGGCTCATGCGGCTTCTGTCGAGGTTCAAGGCGCTTGCTAAAAGGCTTTCGTGGCTTGCCATAATGTTTGCAAGGTTTCGCAAACTTTGCGGTGTGTGCCCCTTGGCTCCAATGTGAATGTGAACTCCGCAGCCCCTTGTTGCGTCGCTTTTCGCGCCTGCTTTTCTCAGTCTGCGAATAAGTTCCTGCAGGGTTTCCATGTCTGCGTAGGTAAGTATCGGGGTGACTAATTCGCACTTTTCGCTGTCCGGTCCGTGAATGCTGACGTCCTTCTGGAACTTCCACTCGCGTCCCTCGCTGTCCCATGCGGAGTAGGTGCAGTAACCGTTGCGGCCTGCGGTATTTTCGTGGCGGTGTGTGCCGAAGAAATCGGCGGCAATCTGCGCGGCTTTTGCTCTTGTAATGTTATTCATTTCAACCTCGACCCCTATGGTCTGGTTCATCATTTCTTCAATCTGCTTTGTGGTTTTTGCGTTCATTGTGGTGTCCTCCGTTTGTGTATTTCCCTTTCGGTGTACACATATTAACTCTAAAAGCAGTATATAGCAAGCGGTTTTACCACAATATATTGAACGAAATACACACGCAGAAATTGTGTATATCAGCCATGGATTTTGCGAACTACATCAACACCGAGAACAGCGTTCAGACCCGAGCCGTTATCCCAGCGGACGAGCAAATTTCCGATATCGTCAACCCCTCGTACAGTACCTCTTGTGTCTTTCGGAGGAGCCTGCGGGTCGTCCATTGAAACAAGCTCTACTCGGCAGCCGACAGGGTATTCTCTGCGGTACTGCTCGATTGTTGCTTTACTAGGAAATCTCATGATTTGCACCTCCGTTCCTAAATGCTGACGAGCCTGTGAGGTTTCTCAGCAGTATCTTCCGCTCGGTCTTGTACTCCGAACCGATAAATCCCAGCCGCAGGAGAAAGCAGCGGAATGCGTACTTGTCGTTGTCGATTTCCTTTTCCTTAGCCGTAACCCTCTTTGCATTGGCGGCGAGTTCGCAGAGCGCCGAAATGAAATGCGTGTATGCCTTGCATTCATCAGCACCGCAGTCTGCGAACCAGGGAAACTTCACCGTGCTGTCAGTGACCTCAATCGGCAGGCTCTCCACCGCTAAAGCTCTGCGGATAAGTCTGCCTTTGGCTTCGAGCAGCTTGGTGAGGTTTTCGACTGCCGAGCCGTCAAGCGGAACTTCCACCGTAAGCCCCACAGATTCGCCGTGTTCGGCGCTGTCGGTGTCTGCGGATACTTCCTCGCTTGCCGTTTCCGCTGGCTCTGTGTCGGCAACCTCGGCGATAAATCCACGCTCCGCAAGGAATTCAAGCAGACCCTCGATTTCCTCACTGTCAGCTCTGTCGTCAAATTCAAGGTTGCCCTCGCGGGTCACCGTGAAATAGTCGATTCGGTAAGCGTAGGTCGGGGTTCTCATGTAAACCGCGTCCGCTCCCGTGAACTCGCTGATGGCTTTCACAAGCGGTTTTCTGTCCTGCGCGTTGTAGTAAATTGTCATTGTATGTACCTCCATTTCCTTTCGGTAGAGCGACCGCTTGCGGCCGTTCGTACACAATTTTACTCGAATAGGGGGATAAGTCAACGGGTTTTAACAGAAAGCCGCACATTCTGCGTTATGCACAATGTACGGCTCAACTATTAGTCTATAATGTAAACTCTGACTTCCACGCCGAGTTTGCGGCAGTTGTCAATGACAAATTTCGTACCTCGTGATTTTCCATCCCAGAACGCAAGCACGATATCCGAATACTCAATTATCGTGATATTCCGTTTCAGCGGAGCGCTCCTGCCGAACCTTGTGTATTCCGGCAGGAACTCCGTCAGCTTTATTCCGTGCGCCAAAGCATACTCCCTTGCGGAAGTATCCACTCCTTTAGCGCCGCCGGACACGATTTCCGTGGTATTTTCGGGAAGATATCTGCCTAAATCACTCACGCTCAGCCCTCTTGAACCAATTACAGCTACTTTCATGTTGCCCTCCATATAAACGCATTATGAACGCACTTTGAACTCACTCCATACATTATAGCACATTATGATGTTAAAATAAACACATATCGGATACAAACAGGAGGAGTTTTATGGCTATCAAGAGTTTATCCATCAGAATTGACGATGAAATGCTCGACAAACTGCATTACGTTGCCGATTATGAGGCTCGTTCCGCAAATGGGCAAATCATCGTTCTGATTCGTGAGTGCATAGAAAAGTTTGAAGAAAAGCACGGAAAAATCGTGCTCGGCGATGAGCCGGGTAACGCTAATTCGAGCAAGAACTGACCCATACAATCCCCGAAAGGACAAAGTAAACACACGGCAAATCAATTCCGAGTGCAAGTTTATGTTCCTCTTTCCAAAAGACGACACAAAAAAGCAGCCCCTAGCTGCAGCTTAAGTATTCGGTTTATCAAACGCTAAGCCACCAGTCGAATACTGCCTGACCGTCAGCCCATTTCAGCGTTGTGGGTCTGCCCTCAATTTCGCGTTTTTGAAGCATTTTATCAAAGGCTCGTATATAAGCCTGTTTATATTTGGGATAAAGCTCGAATTCAAGGTTTCGCATATGCTTTACTGCCATTGGGCAGCCGATACAGCCGATTCGCTTAAATCCGCATTCATATAACGGATTGCTTTTGCAGCCGTAGTACGATAAGAAATCCCATACATCTTCATCCGACCAGTCAACGATTGGGTTCACCATTGTTTTTCGGGTTCGGTAGCAATGCTCAACCATTCTGCGGTTCACATCATTATCGTCATTGAGGATTATTCCGCCCTGTTTGGTGGTCTTGTATTCTACACCAAGTTCATCAGCAATTTTCTGAGTACCCTTGGGTTTTCCGATAAATTTGACCACATCGGCGGATTCCTTTCTTCTGGCACTTTCTGTCCAGCGAACACCGGTTACGACAATCTTTCCTTTTCCACCCGGCTCTTTCAATTCGCTACAGCAGTATCTTGAGGTTCGCAGCGGAGGTGTGCCTTTGCGAACAATGAGGTTCCACATGGTTACCGGATTGTCATCATTGTCATGTGGAATTTTTATCGTAACATCAGGCTGGCTTTTTATGTATTGAACCGTTTCCGGAGCGTCAACCGTAGTCAGATTATGAACAGCTTCGTATTTTACGCCGGCAAGCCCGGCAAGTATTTTTATACAGTCGCTGTCTTTGCCGCCGCTGTACGCAATATAATAACCGTCTGGCGGTTCAAATCCCTTTAAGCGTTCAATAGCGATACGCTCTCTTTCTTTCAAACTTGGATTCATTGTGTCACCTCCAGTTCAGAATAAGCAATCGTCTTTCCGTCACGAACCACAGACACATTCTCCGCAGAGCCGACCTGCTCGATATACCTCTTCACGATAACATCGCAGAACTTTTCATCAAGCTCAATGGTATGACAGATACGGTTAGTCTGTTCGCAGGCGATAAGCGTACTGCCAGAGCCGCCGAACGGGTCGAGAACGATACAGTTGCTCATGCTTGAATTCTTTATCGGATACGCAATAAGCGGAATCGGCTTCATTGTCGGGTGGTCGCCGTTCTTCTTCGGTTTGTCGAACTCCCATATTGTCGTCTGCTTGCGGTCGGAGTACCACTGGTGCTTGCCGTTTTTCTTCCAGCCGAACAGGCAAGGTTCATGCTGCCACTGATACGGCGAGCGACCGAGGACAAGCGACTGCTTCTTCCATATACAAGTTCCAGAAAGGTAAAATCCCGCGTCAGCAAACGCTTTGCGGAAGTTAAGCCCCTCTGTATCTGCGTGGAAAACATAGATGCTTGCATCGTTCGCCATAGCTTTCTCCATGCAAGTAAAAGCGTCAAGCAGAAATTGGTAGAACTTCTCGTTTTCGAGATTGTCGTTCTTGATTTTTCCCGCCGAGCCCTCATAATTCACATTGTAGGGCGGGTCGGTAACCACAAGATTTGCCAGCTTTCCGTTCATGAGGAGTTCATAAGTTTCGGTTTTCGTACTGTCGCCGCAGACAAGTCTGTGATTTCCGAGCAGCCAGAGGTCGCCGGGCTTTGTCATGCAAGGTTTTTCCATCTCTGCGTCAACATCGAAATCATCGTCCTTGGTATCGGAATCCTCGTCAAAGAATGCAGCGAGTTCCTTTTCATCAAAGCCCGTCAGACCGAGGTCAAAATCATCCGCCTGCAATGCTTCGATTTCAACTTTCAGCATTTCCTCGTCCCAGCCTGCATCGAGAGCCATTCGGTTATCCGCAATTATGTACGCTTTCTTCTGTGCAGGAGTAAGATAATCCACAAACACGCAAGGCACTTCGGAGATATTCTCGGCTTTCGCAGCAAGTATTCTGCCATGACCGGCGATAACATTGAAATTCCTGTCGATGATAACAGGGTTGATAAACCCGAACTCACGCAATGAGGAACGCAGTTTGTTCAGCTGTTCCGGCGAGTGGGTTCGGGCGTTGTTGACGTATGGTATCAGCTTATCTATCGGAACAAGCTGCATTTCACTGGTCGTGTTCATCTGACGTTCCTCCTTTTCAGAACCTTGTGCAGACCCTTTCGGGCGTCCATGACATTGCCCTTAATTGCCTGACCTTTAATCGTTCGGTATTGCTGTACCGTGAGGTTAGGTCGGTTGCTTTTCAGTTCCTTGAAAAATTCGATGGTGTCCTTTGACATAGCGTTATCCTTTCCTTGAACGAAGCAAACGTTCCATAGCGTCGTTCAAATCATCACCGACAGGTTCGGTGCAGTTATCCTTGACTATTCCGTAAATTTCATACCAGATGAGATTTGCGTTCTTTTGAAACTGCTGCGACATCTGCACGAACGGCGAAGCAATAACGCCGCCCGTGGTCGGGTGCTTGCCGAGCAAGCCGTAAGTACTGATTGCTTCCTCGCATTGAATGTATCTTGCGTATGCCTGCGCATAGGCTTCGATGAGCCGCTTGTTTACGAGGTTCTCGCAGTTCCTTTGCTTAAGCCACAGCCAGGTTTCTCGGTATATTTCATCAGCGCCGAGCGGAACTCCGTTCTTTTGCCGAGCCGAGAGATAGTCGCTTGGTTTCGGCATATCCGCACCGTTAAGCACAGCGCCCTCCGGCAGGTCGACGGCTTCAAGTTCCGCTGTGTCGAGCACAGGTATGTCGTTGCTTATGATTTTCACCGGAAGTCCTTTCTGCTTTTTCTCTGCGGCAGGAGCGGGTTTATCTCCGGCTCTAACCCGTCTGCCGCCTCTGTTTGTGCCGTCCTTAGCCATGATTTTCACCTCCGCAGGACAAGAAAAAAGGACGGTTCGCACCGCCCGGAAATATTTCAAGGTTTAATACCCCGTTTGAACCCCGATTTTTGCGCACGAAGCCCCGGGCCGCTGTCCGAGGTAACGGTCGCAGAGATTCTGACCGCCCCTACCGGTCACCGAGGTCGTGATGTATCTTCGTATGACACGACTGACACAGCGACATAAGGTTGCTGAAATCATTACTGCCGCCGCGTGACACGGGAACTATGTGGTGTACCTCTTCGACAGGAGTGAGTCGACCCTCTTTCAGACACATCTCGCACAGCGGGTGAGCCGTTGCATAACGCTTTCGTATCTCCCGCCACGCTCTGCCGTATTTCTTGTTGCTGTCGGCAGGACGGACGAGTTTATTGTAGCGGCGGTTCATCTGCTTTGCGTGTTCCTCGCAGTACTGTCCGTCACATCTGTTGGGACAGCTGGGGTAGGAACAAGGTCGCTGCGGTCGTCTGGGCATGGGTTTCATCTCCTTGGGCATAGAAAAAGCCCTGCGGGTTATAAAACCCACAAGGCTCTCTGTATATTTTTCTAAGTATATCATACCACAACAGATAGACTGTGTCAACGGTGAACAGGGGTGAACTGCTGTGCACTAGGGTGTCCAATTTTCAGTAAAATTCTGAATGGCTTTTTCGTGCAGTTTAATTACCCACCTTTTTGAATACCCCATTTTTGTACTAATCTCTTTCCACGAAAGAAACATCAGATACTTGTACCGAAGAACAGTACGCTCGTTTGTGTTCTCCAAATCATCAATCGCCTTGCCGATGGAGTATTTAAGTTCAGACAATCGGCATTTGTCGTTCTGGATTTCTTTTTCAAGTTCAAGCGCCTTGTCAGTGTACCTTACGAAAGGCGGGTCGGTATTTTTTGTTCCCGAAAGCCGCTCTCCGAAACCGCAGCCGGATATACCGCTTGCCAAATCACGCAGGCTTTTCAGTTCAATTTCCTTGTAGTGTATCTGGCGGTTCATTTCAGATGCGCTTGTCAAAAATCCCTTTGCCGTCATACCGACACCTCCTTCAGCTTTGCAAGAAGAACCTCACCGTTGAGATCTGTAAGAATGGAGAAAAAATCTGAATGAAAAAAGCGTTCAATACTCTTTTTCTCACTCTGAGCCGCTTTGTCATTAGGGTTCAGAGAAAGTTGGTTCAATGCGGTGCGGTAATCCTTGACCGCCTGTACGATTATGGCGTTTGCCAGTTCCTTGTATGGATTCATTTATGTACCTCTGCTTTCACTGCGGTAATAAGCGCCGCCTGCGTTGTGTCCTTTGTTTTCAGTGCTTTCATAATCTGCTCGTCGATAGTGCTTTTGGCGATTATGTGTTGAATGACCACGGTATCCGCAGTCTGACCCTGCCGCCACAAGCGGGCATTTGTCTGCTGGTACAGTTCAAGGCTCCATGTAAGCCCAAACCACACCAGGGTCGAACCGCCGCTTTGCAGGTTCAATCCGTGTCCGGCTGACGCAGGGTGGATAAGCGCAACCGGGATTTTTCCGCTGTTCCAGTCGGAAATGTCCTCGCTTGACTTAATCTCTCGAACATCAAATCGCTTTCGGATTCGCTCCAAATCGTGCTTGAACCAGTAAGCCACAAGCAGGGGTTTGCCATTCATACTTTCGATTATATCTTCCAAAGCGTCCAGTTTTCGGTCGTGTATCTCAATCACACTTTCATCATCGGAATAAACCGCACCATTCGCCATCTGCGACAGCTTGTTTGAAAGAGAAGCGGCATTTGCCGCAGTCACTTCGTTATCTTCAGTGGAGAAAATGAGGTCTTTCTTCAAACGGTCGTATTTCTCCTTTTCATTTTCGGAAAGCTGAACCATGTATTCCGTGCTTACAAGTTCGGGCATTGTGAGGTGGTCTGTGGCTTTCATCGAAATGGTGATGTTGGAGATTTTGTCGTAAATCCGCTGTTCCGCATCGGGTAAAGGTTTGTAGCTATATACAACCATTCCGTTTCGCTTGTCCGGCTGAAAGTAGGTATTTCTGTACTGCCCTATAAGCCTGCCGAGCCGCTCTCCCATATCCAACAGCTTGAATTCTGCGAATAAGTCCATCAGACCGTTTCCCGCGGGAGTACCCGTAAGCCCGACTATCCGTTTCAGCTTCGGCCTGACTTTCATGAAAGCTCTGAACCGCTTCGATTGGTGGTTCTTGAATGAACTCAACTCGTCAATGACCGCCATATCGTAATCAAACGACAGACCGCTTTCCTCGACAAGCCATTGAACATTCTCACGATTGATGATGTAGATGTCTGCTTGTTTCCGAAGTGCTGAAAGACGTTCTATTTCTGTTCCGACAGCCACGCTGTACCGCAGATTCTTCAAATGCTCCCACTTTTCAATTTCAGTGCCCCAAGTATCACGAGCCACACGAAGTGGTGCTACCACCAAGACTTTATGTATTTCAAAGCTGTCAAAAAGCAGGTCGTTTATTGCTGTCAGAGTAATGCTCGTTTTGCCTAAGCCCATATCCAGCAAAAGCGCTGAAATGGGGTGGGTGATTATGAACTCGGCGGCATACCGCTGATAATCATGAGGACTGTATTTCATCAAGTATTGCTCCTATCTGTTCTGCGCTGTCAATGACATACACACGGAAGCCAAGTCCCATCAATGTTTTGTGCCTTGCTAACTGCAGGGGACGTGGCTTTTTGCCGGGCGCTTTCAGTTCTGCAAAGGCGATTTTGCCGCTCGGAAGAAGTATCAATCTGTCCGGCATTCCATCAAAATTTGGTGACACGAATTTCAGACACATACCACCGCTTTTTCTGACCGCTTGCACCAGCTTCTGTTCTATCTGTTTCTCACGCATTTTTTGCTCCTTGTTCTTCAATGGTGTAGGTCGGTGAACCTCATTTCATAAAACTCTCTATAAGGTATTTTTTGTCATTAAGACTGCCCTAAAGGGGATTTTATACAAAGACCTTCACCGACCTGCACCTTTAAGGTTTTCAATCTGCTATAAAGTCAGATTTCAAGCGGATTCCGTAGACCATAACACCTGTTTTGGATTTTCGTTTTTCAAATCCTGCGGTATCAAGTCCGGTATAGAAATCCGTGGTGCTTCTTGTATATTCTCCTGTCCTTGCACAGTATGCACGGTACTCCTGGTAAAGCTCACCAGACTTCTGCGTATATGATGGGTCAACCTCGCAGCAGTCCTCAATGAACATTGAGAGCCAGTCGTTATTTTCACGGTAATGCTCGATAGCGTCACGAACGCATTGCGGAACAGTCAGCTTGAAATTGCATTCAATAACCTTTTTCGCTCCCTCGATTATCCATGTCAGCGCCGCACCGCCTGCTTTTTCAGCAAGGTAGTCCGCATAATTTTTGATGTCAGAATTTCCCTCGATTTTGGCATTGAACGGTATAACTATAAGCCTGCGCCATGTACCCTCGTCATTTGCTCCGACCCTCGGAAGATGATTTGTGTACAGCACAAGCGTGTGCGTGGGAGTATATCTGAACGGATCGCGGTACTTCTTTTCTGCGGAAACCTCATCGGTGGAACACAACTGCTTTACCACCGAGGTGTTAAGTCGCATACCCTCCTCAAGTTCTGCTGCTATGACCAGCCGTTTTCCCTTTAGTTCAGCCATCTCTGGCTTGACATTTCGCTTACAGCCAACCGTGAGGGCGTCGGCGGATATACTGCCGCTGTACGAACCGAGAACCCGTGCAATCGTGTTCCAGAACGTACTCTTACCGTTGCGACCCTCACCGTAGGAAATAATCAGCGCTTCCATGTAGACCTTGCCTATTGCCGCTAAACCAACTATCTGCTGAACATACTCGATGAGTTCGTCATTGCCGCAGAAAAAGCTGTTCACGGCTTCAAGCCAGATATCCATACCATCATCACCGGGAGATACAGCAGTCACCTTTGTTATGAGATCGTCTGCGGAGTGCTCCGAGCTTGTCCCGGTGCGCAAATCGTATGTAACTGCGGGGGTATTCAGAAGAAATTCCTGCGAATCAAAATCCTTAATATCACGCAGTAACATAGGCTTTGCCGCCTGCAATGCAGAAGTGATATACTTCATATCCCTGCGTTTCATGACGAAAGACTTATACACAAGCGCCGCCATGTACTCTGCAAAAGCTTTCTCGCTTTTCTCGTCTATCGCCTTTTCGAGAGCCTTGCCGCCGGACATGACAGTTTCCCTGTCTATTCCGGATTTCATAAGAGCCTGCTGCGCCTTTTCCAGAGCGGTTTTAGCTTCGGTGAGCTGTTTGTCAAGAAAATCCTCGCAAGCGCCAACAGCAAGCTGTTTTGACTCTGCCCAGCGGATCCCATCATAACGCATATAATCCGTTGCGTCCGTGAATACAAGTTCGCCGCTGTACTCACGAGCGAGAACCTTAGCCTGTCCAATGTCGGAATAATCTTCGGGCTTGAGATCAAAACCGGAATCATACTGCTCGGGTGGAATATAGCCGTCCTGTTTTGCCACCTTTTTGCCGAACTTAACGGCACTGTTCCAGATGGTCTGAAGCTCCGAATCGTCAAGCGGAGGATCGCACTTTTCAGCCTGTTTCAAGAACTGTTTGTATGCTTCGTCTGTATTCCCGCGCCGCTTTATAATGCGCCCTGCGTAATGCGACATAGTGCAGTTGCGGCTGCCCTCGGGTACACTCGCACTGTCACTATCCCACTTCTCAAAATCCGCATTGTCGAGAAAGTCTACGATGGACATATCTCCGTTGTATATTTCAACCTGCGGGTTCGTAACTCCGAAAAGCAGTCTTGCGCTGTCGAGAGCGTTCTTGTCGAAATATGGGAATTCCGCCGCAATCCGCTTTTTCAGGGCGGTGTATTCCGAGCTGTCCGTTATCGGAGAAATGGGGAAATAGACGTGAAACCGCGGGCGGGCTGTTTTGCCACTCTTTGGTAGCATATGATTACGGCT